TCCGTTATGTTTATCCACCTTCCCCTTACTCTCATTTCATCTTCGATGTAGGGCATAATAGCATTCTTTAGCGCACCTGATTCAATTCCTACTGTAGTAGCACTGACATCTTCAGAAACATCAATAATTTTTTCGGCAGTCTCTTTAATGTTCCAACGTCCGTGGTGTATGTCTTTAACTAACCACTCGTCTCCTACAATCTTAACTACAGATATTGCCGTTTCGTCAAGTTTAGAAGACTTTAATCCCCTGCCTTTATCCGCTTTTTCAAAGCCAGCCGGATCCACCGATACCACATAATGACCCACCTTAGAGGAAGTTTCCTCATCAAACTCTTCATCTTCTTCATACTTGACCCACTCTTCTTGAAACACCCCTCCAGAAAAACTTTCAAATGTTGCTTCAAACTCTTGTCTAAAAGCCTGTGTAGACATGGATTTTTGTGCGGCGTCAATTTCGGCTGGGTCCAAAAAAGGATTATCTGTTGAAACAAACTGATAAGACTCCCAATCCTCTTCGTTTTCCGGTAGTTGTGCCTCCAGCCATAGCTTATGAAAGTGGTTCTTTCCTGCCGGTGTTCCTATAAATAAGGCACCACCCTTAACGTCTGCTAGTGTGGGCCTTAGGATCATCTCCCATACTTCTGGCTTCATAGAGGCATACTCGTCCATAACGACATATGCCAAGCCTACGCCCCTTAGAGTATCTGGTCTATCTGATCCCTTTAGGTATATCTTTCTATCGTTGACCAGAGTAATCGTTGCGGTATTTTCATGTGTGCTTTTGATTACATTCTGGCCTACGTCCTTAAGGATAGACCAGAGAATATCTTTAGCTTGTTGAAACGTAGGTGCTACATAAAATACGTCCTTGTCTGGACTTTGTAGTGCCTTAATAATTAATACCCACGCCGCTAAGTAACTTTTACCAAACCGTCTACCGCAACTAGCTACTTTAAATCTTTTGTCGGACTTAAAAATTTGCATTTGAGCATCGTGAAGAGTAACCTTTAAGTCAGTCATTCTTGTTTACTTCTTGAAACTCTGCTTCAAATACTTCTTGTTCCTTGGCTTCTCTTGCCTCTACTGCCTTGACACCTTCAATAATAATATTAACGCCAAGGTCCTGATGTTCGTGTGTTATCTCTACTGCTTTGGAGGTAGGGATAATTCTATCCATGCACATCTTAAGACAGTGCCTATCTCCCTCTAGTGCTAGTTCTATAACCTTATTTACAATCTCCGGTCCCTTAGTGGACATAAGTTCCCTGGAGAGTTTAGTGTATTTATTAAGCGATCCTTTTGGTCTTCCCGTTGGATTTAACGCTGGCATTCCCTTGTGAAAGTTTGGGTTGCCTCTCTTCTTTTTTACAGAGGGTTGTTGCTCTTCTTCTGTTTGTGACATTCCTTGCTCCTGACTTTTTCCTACTGCGTAGGGAGGCAGTTACCACTTTTTACAACTCCAGTATCGTGCCGATAGTTTATCTGGAGGAGACGTATCGCATTTGTGTCTGGCTCGAAAGCTTTTCCGTCTCTTAGGTTGATCCTTTTTAATTGACATATTGGGATCACCAAACCTAATTAACTTTGTCTTGTTGCCTTTTTTGGCAAGAACAGCAAACTTTTTAGACTTGCCTGGAGTACGCTTAGGTTTGTTATAGCCAGAGAACTTCTCACCTCTATAAGTTATCATTTCTTTTTACGAGGTTTCTTTTTCTTTTTACTTTCCTCATCCTTCTTTTTCTTTTTCT